ACAGTTTCTTTCAGTCGTATTTGTACGTTATTTCTTCCTTGGATATAAAGTAGCCTTTACGGCTCTTTTTCCTCGCATGTCTTTGACTACACTTAGATTTGTCAAAACGTTATTTACTTCGTCTTATCCACGACACGGATTACCCTCACTTGCACGTACCGCAAGCAAAAATAGGTACTTTATTCTACCATGTAGAATTGTTAAAAACTCACAATTACCATAGTGAGCACATGTCTGATGTTAAATAGCCACCACTATTTGACACAACCAGTTCTTTTATATTTTTTGAATCCTTTATTTCTAAAAAATTAAAGTTGTAAACTACAACAGTTCAAGATTTGCTATAAATCTTACAGGTATAGTTTTTCTCAATTTTCCCGCGACTTTACCTCTAAAATGTCGCTAAAAATTTTCTTCAAAAGATGATACTTAGATTTAGTAGTACTCATCTGGTTGGGACGTTCGACCACGTTCTTACCAATCTGCCCATGGCAGATAAAATGAAGACCTCCGGTGTAACTACCACCGCAGGCGAGGGTAAGCATTCTCCCCTTAAATGTACTTCTTGTGCCAATTCGCAATGCACAACTCACTCATCAGAGATCCCAGAAAAGATGAGCGTTCCCCTTACGAGAAAGATTACGTTAAACCGCTACAGTTTGGCCCTATTTGGACCCATTACTTATGCCTATGCCGAGTCCTTAAGGCGCGATAAACTAATCGCAATGAAAAACGAACTACTTGTCGATGTCGACACAGTTCCTTGCACTCCCCAGAGTTTTATTGGATTTAACATGTTATCCAACATGGAATCCCATTTACGCAAACAACTCTCGGATACCGCAATCTCCAAGATTGAAGGTCTTATGGCCCTATATCTTGCGCTCGCTGACGTCCAGTCAGCAACTGGTTTTATTGCCGTACTTACCCTGTACGCCAAGACACACAACCACACAGCCATAACTACTCAACTCAAGAAGATCGCACTTGATATCTTCGATACTTATAAGCCACAGTCCAAAGATGATGATTCCACCACTGATGAATCATCTTCTACTAAGCCCTCCAGACCGGAGTGGTTGTCCCACATGATTTCTGGTCTTACCGATTGGAAGTTATTAATTAACTCACCTTCATTTTCCCAAGTTTCTAGAGTCATTTCTCTCCTCATCACACTAGGAGTCATTGATTCTTGTTCCGTCAACTTAGGTAATTTTGAAATTTTCGCTATTCAAGCTCAAGAAAAACACGCCAATGCAATTGATCTAGTCGATGCTCTTTTGGAGACCGTCGTATATTTTGCTGAAGGCGCATACTTGTGCTTCGAAAAAGGATCTCTATCTCCACTTTTGTTCTCATCCAGTACTGTCGTCGAAATACAGGAAAGATGCATAGAAAAACTGACAGAATGGGAATATGTCCGCAACGGCAACCTGGAGAAATACCAGGATAAAAGTGAAAAACTCTTTGACAAAGAACTCGATGATCTAGTCGAAGACCTTCACAATCTTTACAAAACCATGCCTAATGGCGCAGAAAAGAAAATTATTCAGATGAAATGGGAAAAACTAGCCCTCATTAAGTCTGATTTTGCCGCCATGCGTGTTAAAGGCGGTCTGCGAAGGACCCCTTGGTGTGTTAGTATTAGTGGTGATTCTGGTGTTGGTAAATCAACTCTAGCAGACCTAGTATTGTCCACTATACTTAAAGCATCTGGTGTTCCTAGTTCCTCAGAATATGTTTATACCTTAAACGAAAAGGAAAAATTTATGTCATCATACCGTTCATTCATTACCGGTATTAAGATTGACGACTTTGGAAATGCTAAATCTCAATTTTGGGAATGTTCACCTGGTGATTGGATCATCCGCTTATGCAACAACATTCGCGAAATTGCTGTTATGGCAGATTTAACCAGCAAAGGAAAAATTTCTATTGAACCTGCTGGTATTGCTATAACTACAAATATCGATCACTTGCATGCAAACGCTATCTCCAACAACCCGATGTCTATTTTACGACGTGCTCAATGCCATACTGTGTGCAGAGTGAAAGAACCTTTCAAAACCGACAACATGCTGGATACAGATAAGGTCATCGCACATTTTGGCAGCCTAAACCAAATCAATGATATTTGGCTCATCGACATTAAGAAGCCAATTGGAGGTGGACACGAAAACCAACAACACGCAGGTTGGGAATATCTCCATAAAGATCTTGATATTTTTGAATATTTGAATTATGTGGCCGACAAAGCCACCAAACACTTTAAAAATCAAGGCACTATTGTTGATTCTTTCAAAGAACCCTCCACTCTTATCGACCTGTGCCCTGACTGTAACAAACTCACACAAACCTGCACTTGCGATCTTACCCCACACTACGGTGAGCGCATAGCTCAAGTTCTCCAAACAAAGGCATCTGAAGTCAATATGTCTTTCAAGAAGAGCAGGTGCAATCTCGAAACAAAAGTTGAAGATCTAGCGGTTGATTCCTTATTAGAAGGATACCGTTGGTTCGAGGAGTCTCCCTACTCCAGGTGGTCCTCATGGATTCCAGAATCAATGATGGACAATAATTATGTTCGTTCCCTTATTATTTGGTCTGGTAGGGATATTATAGGCCAACGTGTTAGAACCTACTGGCACAATTTCGCACTAGCTTCGGTCTGCGGGACTTTTCTAATGTCTCGCATTGATCACGGTTTTATTGTACCCACTGCTATATTCTGTTTTGCCCAGTCTTTAATAGTTGGCTCTGCAGTAATTGAAGCAAAGAAGAACGCATATCTTGATGAACTCGTAGACAACCGTGCTTGTCTCAACAAGACTTTCATTTCAGCTCGTGACAAGCACGTAAATTATGCTTGTGGTGCGTTTGCTGGTTTGGCAGTTTTGTATACTGCCGTGAAAGTGGTAAAAGCTCTCCGTGCTTCCCTTTCTATCCAAGGTACTTTATCTCCTGTTAACGTAGCGGATCTTAAAAACCGTGATACTACTGTTAACACTTGGATTACAGGCAAACCCACACACCTCTCAACTCCTGGTGCTCCCGTCACCCTTGAACAAGCTGAAAATAGTTTTATCAAATCTAGTTGCCAGATTACTATTGGCACAAAGTGCTCCGGCGCTTATTTACTTCAGTCTAACGTAGTTCTTATTCCCCACCATTTCCTTCCTGGCGAAACTGCCCAGGCTACTATTCATTATGGATCTCGGGAAATCAAGTTTTTACTCAACCCCTCTCACTCCCCTCGAGTGGGTACTCTTGATTTAGCTATCGTTTTTGTACCAAACACAGGACCATTGCCCCCTAACATTGGAAAATTCTGTACCGAACACGCTAAACAACCCTTAGTATGTACCATGTTCGGTTTGAATAATGACCGCACACGCTTTGCTACGCGTGTCATGTGGCAGTTTGCTGGTGCTGTCACCAACGGATATGCATACTTCAATGGGTCTAATTACCACCTTCAGGATATGAACACATTCGAAGGCCAATGTATGTCTATTATCGTCAGAGATGGCGTTAGGAAGCCCATTGTTGGTTTCCACATTGGAGGTAAGGCAGGAACCCCTAGAGGATGTGGCATGGCTGTGCTCATCCCAGAATTAAAACTTGCCCTACATGAATTAGCAAAACTCAATTCGACATTCATTCTTGGCCCACAAGCCCGTGATATTTCAGACACCTTTGGTATTAAAACAATTGCCATTTCTCCTGATGTGCATCCTAAGTGCTCTGTTAACTTCTTGAAGGATAACGCTGCTGTTGAAGTTTATGGCTCTGTTATTGGTAAGAGTCACCACACATCTGATGTCATCTCTACACCCATTTCTGATATTGTTGAAGACGTGACAGGTGTACCCAATCAATGGGGACCACCCCAATTCAGTCCGAAGGTAATGTGTTCTGATGGTGTAGAGCGCAGTCAAAATTGGAAACCATGGGCAGCCACCATGCAATCCGCAGCTTATCCAAGCACAGGTTTTGACCCCGCAGCTGTTCTTGCTGCTAAGCAAGATTACTTGTTCCAATTGAAAGAAAAATTTGATGCTATGTCCTCATTTTGGAAAAAAGATATATCTCCTCTTTCGAAAACCGCTATTGTATCCGGTGAAGATGGAAAGAAATTTGTTGATTCCCTAAAACTTAGTACTTCTATGGGATATGGTATTCCCGGAAAAAAGGAAAAATATATCATAGATTTACCTCCAACGGAGACTAATGCTTGCCCTAGAACGTTTACTCCTGAAATATGGGAGATGACAGAGCAGGCAGAACAAGCTTTAGATGCTGGAGAGTCACTAAATTGCATTTTTGGTGCAAGTCTCAAGGACGAACCAACCAAACGTTCAAAGGATAAGGTGCGTGTATTTCAAGCCGCACCCATTGTACTCCAAATATTGATTCGTAAGTATTTCCTCCCAATTGCTAGATTCCTCTCCATGAATCCACTCCTTTCCGAGTGTGCAGTAGGTGTTAACAGTCAAGGCCCTGAATGGGATGAACTTTCCAAGTTCATGTCCGCCTGGGGAGACGAACGCATCATTGCAGGAGATTATAAACAGTACGATTTACGCATGCCAGCACAATTGACGCTAGCCGCATTTTCAACACTCATTGATATTGCACAATGGTCTGGCAATTATTCTATTCAGAGGATTGCACGCATGAAGATTCTTGCACATGAGGTATGTACACCTCTTGTAGCTTACAATGGTACTTTACTCCGATATATGGGCACCAATCCCTCCGGACATAATATGACAGTTTATATCAACAGCATCGTTAATTCGCTCTTGCACAGATTAGCATGGTTCGATGCATACAGTTTAGATGAACGAATCCAAATGGGTAGGGACTTAAGCTTAGGCCGTCCTGCAACCCTACGCGATCTGTGTAATGTCATGACTTATGGTGATGACGCTAAAGGATCAGTACATCCCGACTATGACGCTTTTAACCACAAGCAAATGGCCGAATTCCTTGAAAGGTATGATATTCAATTTACTATGCCCGATAAAGTGTCTGAGCCCGTCCAATTTATGCACCGTAATGAAGCTGATTTCCTAAAACGTAAGGATCGCTTCGAACCCGCTCTCGGTGTTAACATGGGCATGCTAGAAGAGAATAGTATTTTTAAATCTCTCCACTCCATTACTAAATCCAAAGCTGTGACACCCAACGAGGTGGCATCAACGAACATTAGTGGAGCTCTGCG